CCCGGGCTGGTGTTCCTGCGCGAATCGCTGGTGGAACGCGACCAGACGTTAGCCGACGCGCTCAAACCGACCTGCACGGTGGAGGAGTTCCCCTCCTACATCTGGGCCACCCCGACCAGCGGGAAAGCCGCGAAAGACGAGCCGGTCAAGCTCGACGATCACGGCATGGACACCACCCGCTACCTGGTGGCCGATGTGGATCTGCGCCCGGAGGTGCGGGTTCGCTGGTTGTGACCGCGATCCGTGCGTTTGTCGCCGCGCTGTAATAAGCTGCGGCCAATACCGCAGGTAGCACCCCCCACACTGTCAAGAGACTGTGACTAAGATCACAGTGTTTTGTGGGAGTAGGTGACTACCTTACAGGCGTTTCTAGGGTATTCTCACGATCAAACCGGAGGGAGATCGACTTGACGACGATTACCGCCGGTGCTATCGGACGAGCGCAAGTGAACGCAGCGAGCAAGGCGCGGCCAGACTTCACCACACTCACACGACACTGGAAGCGCGCCCGCCTCTACTTTCTGCCGATCTCAGGACTCGCCCTGATCAGTGCCAGCGCATGGCAGGCCAGCACTTGGTGTGGGCTGCTTACCACCGGCATTTGCGCGTTCACGCTCGATTACATGATCGGCGTGGGCGGTAAACAGTGACCCTCACCGCCCGGCTGGTCGAAAAGCTCCGCAACGCTGCGGCGCCGATCCCCTACGTGCCCCGGCACTCGCCCCGGGCGGTGTTCGCTGACAGCGGCCAGGGGCTGCGTACAGCCGAGCTGAACGCCATGGGTGCGGTCGGTACCCTGTTCGCGATCGTCAACCGCACCTCCACCTCGGTCGCCAAGGTTGATTGGCACATGCACCGGCTCACCAACGCGACCGGTGCCCGCGTGTACGGCGGCCAGGTGTGCCCCATGTGCGACAAGCCTGGGGTCACCATGGTGGACAACCACCCGGCGTTGGCGGTGTGGAATCAGCCCAACCGGTTCTACACCCGGCAGGAGTTCGTCGAAACCGAACAGCAGCATGTCGACTTGACCGGCGAGGGCTGGTGGGTGATTGGCCGCGACCAGCGCGACTCCCGTGGTTTCCCAACCGAGCTGTGGCCGGTACGCCCGGACCGGATCGAACCGGTGCCGCATCCGACCGACTTCCTGGCCGGCTACATCTACACCTCACCCGATGGCGAGAAGGTGCCGCTAGGGCTCGAGGATGTGATCCAGATTCGGATGCCCAACCCAGCCGACCCGTATCGGGGCATGGGGCCGGTGCAATCCATCCTTTACGATCTTGATTCGGTGCGTTTCTCGGCCGAGTGGAACCGCAACTTTTTCCTGAACAGTGCCGCGCCTGGTGGTGTGGTCGAGGTGCCCAACACGCTGGAAGACCGGGCGTTTGACCGGCTACGCGACCAGTGGAATGAGAACCATCGTGGCGTGTCCCGGGCGCATCGGGTCGCGATCCTGGAAGGTGGCGCCAAGTGGTCGCAAGCCTCCTACTCCATGCGGGACATGCAGTTTGTGGAGCTGCGGGGCGTGTCGCGTGAGGTGATCCGCGAGGCGTTCGGCATCCACAAGCATGTGCTCGGGTTGGCCGACGATGTGAACAGGGCGAACGCTGAGGCTGCCTCCGCTGATTTCGCTGGCTGGCTGACAGTGCCCCGGTGCGATCGGTTCGCTGGGGCACTCAACAACGACTTCCTGCGGCTGTTCGGGCCGATGGGTAAGGGCTACGAGTTCTGCTACAGCAACCCGGTGCCGGAGGATGTGGCTGCCGCGTCGGCTGAGCGCGAGTCGAAGGCCAACGTGTTCAAAACGCTGATTGACGCTGGGGTGCATCCGGAGGATGCGGCCACCATCGCTGGTCTGCCGCCGTTGCGGACCGTCGCGCCACCGCCTGCACCGGCTGCCGTGGCCGCTCCGGTGGATTACGCGCGGCCGTTCGTGGCTCGCCTACCAGCCGGCACGGGGGCATACAATGCTACATAACCGGACAATGCGGGGCACGAGCATAAGGGTTCTTATGCTCGCAAGATCACTAGTGGTTTTGGGGTGGTTTAGGTGGATCTGAAGACGCTGACCGCTAAGGCCGCCGCCGTCCGCGAGCGGTCCGCTGCCGGCAACGCCAAGCGCAACGGCAAAACCTGGTACACCATCACCAACGCCACCGCCGACCAGGCCACCATCCACCTGTACGACATGATCGGTGAGTGGGGCATCACCGCGCAGGACTTCGTCGCCGAGCTGAACGCGGTCACCGCCAAACACATTGACCTGCACGTTTCCTCCGAAGGCGGGGAAGTGTTCGATGGCATCGCCATCTACGCGAGCCTCGTACAGCACCCGGCCACCATCACCGCCCACGTCGACTCGCTGGCCGCTTCCGCCGCGTCATTCATCGTGCAAGCCGCCGACACCAGGATCATGGGACGCAATGCCCGAATGATGATCCACGACGCTCAGGGGTTGGCGATCGGTGACGCATCCGCGATGCGCGCGCTCGCGAACCTACTCGACGACCTGTCCAACAACATCGCCGACATCTACGCCGAACGGGCCGGGGGCACTGTCGCCGACTGGCGGGCACGGATGCAGGTCGACGGCGGGGCCGGCACCTGGTACACCGCAGACTCCGCCGTAGCGGCGGGCCTGGCCGACGAGGTGGCAGGCGCCACCAAACCGGCCAATGCACTACCCGAAGCACCTATCACGCTCGCCTGGGACTCCCGGGCGTTCCTGCGAACAGTCGAGGAGGCTGTGCGATCATGAGCAAGCGTCAATCGCCTGGTCAGTGGCAGCGTCGGCTGTCCGCTGCGAAGGGCCACAACCCAGCCAAGGTGGGCCGCGTGTACAACACCGCACCGGTCATCAACGGCCAGGCCCAGCCGCGCACCGCCGCAGAGTGGGAGCACTACCTGCAGGGCATGGACACCCCGGAGAAGTTCGCGGCTGCGTTCAACTCGGGCGAGTTCAAAACCAAGCTGGCCGGCTACGTCGAGGCCCGCAACACCGAGCGGGTCGACATTGTCGCGCAGGTGCAGGAGTTGACCAACGCGACCCTGACCGAGTGGCTGAAGGAAAACCCGACCGTGGGTAAGCCTGGTGCCCCGCTGAACCTCACCCCTGGTGCTGGTGGCGCCCGTCCGTCGCCGCAGTTCGACAACCCGCGTGCTGTCGGTGCCCCGCTAAACGGGCTGTTCCCCGACTTCTACAGCTACCTGCAGGCGATCTGGCACGGCGCGAACCCGTCCGATGAGGTGGCCGGGAAGCTGCGCGAGATCAAGAACTACAGCGAGCGGGTGCCCGCTGAGGGCGGTCTGCTGGTGCCGGAGGAGTTCCGGTCACAGATCATGCGCCTGGCGATGGAGAACAGCATCGTGCGGCCACGCGCGACGGTTATCCCGATGGCCAATTCCCGCACCCACATCCCTGCGGTCGACGAAACCTCGCGGGTGTCCAGTGTGTTCGGTGGCGTCGTGGTGTACCGGACTGAGGAAGGCGCCGAGCTGACCGAGTCGGCGGGTACGTTCGCGTCGATCAAGCTGGATGTCACCAAGCAGACCGCGTTGGCGCACGTCCCCAACGAACTGATCCGCGATTGGGGGGCGTTCGGCGCCTACCTGGACGCGACCCTGCCGGCTGCGGTCGGATTCTATGAGGATCTCGACTTTATCTCCGGTACCGGTGTCGGTTCCCCGCTTGGTGCGCTCGGTACCCAAAACACGGCGATGATCACCGTTGCGGCCGCTTCCGGCCAGCTCGCGTCGACGATCGTGTGGGAAAACATCATCGGCATGTACGCGCGGATGCTTCCCAGCTCGATCCCGTCGGCGGTGTGGGTTGCCTCGCCCGACACGTTCGTGCAGCTCGCCACCATGGCTCTGTCGGTTGGCACCGGCGGATCCGCCATCTGGCTCACCGACGGCCGTAACAGTCCGCAGCTCACCCTGTTGGGCCGGCCGGTCATCATGACCGAGAAGGCGCCGTCCGCGCTCGGTACCGTCGGTGACCTGTCATTCGTCGACTTCGGCATGTACCTGGTGGGCGACTACCAGGCGATGACCATCGACTCGTCGCCGCACGTCAAGTTCACCTCTGACAAGACCTCGTTCCGGGCGATCGCGCGTAACGACGGCCGGCCGTGGCTCAACTCGCCGCTCACGCCGCACAACAACAGCGCCACCCTGTCCCCGTTCGTCAACCTGGCGACACGGTAACTCTCGGCCGAGGGGCGCTCTTAGGGGCGCCCCGGTAGGCCCAACCTGGCCGGCAATAAACCCCCGGCAGGAGAGGAAAGCACATGGCAAGTATCGAGGGCCTAGGCCGTCTGTTCAACATCGGCAACGCGATCCAGCCGGTGGACATCAACACGTCCGACGCCGCCACCGGTATCCGGGTGGCAATGTCGGGCTGCACCGGAATTACCTTCGTCCTGATCACCAACGCTGGTGGCGCGGATGACTTCACCTGCGATGTGCAGCAGCACACCGCCTACACCGGTGGCACGTCCAACGACATGGACTCGACCAACGGCGCGACCGGCGTTGATCACTTCTATATCAAGGCGGAGACCACCAACGACGGTGACGAGGCGTGGGTGAAGATCACCCAAACGGCTGCGTCGGAGTGCGTGATTTCCGGCGCCACCTACGGGGCGATGCAAAAGCTGGTCGCCATCTACATCCCCGCCGACTCCCTCGCCGACGGCTACACGCACGTGTCGGTGAACCTGGCCTGCACCACCTCCACCGCCCAGTTGGTGGCCGGCATCTACATCCTGCACGACCTCGCCGTCCAGCGGGCACCTGTCAACCTGCCGAACCTGCTGCGCCCCGGCGTGGCGAACGCCTAGGAGGGCTGAGCGATGGCAGTTCTCAACCAGCTTTCGGCGTTCCGCAACGCCATCTTCGGTGGCGCACCGGTCAGCAAGTCAACCGGTACGCTCGCCGCGACCACCGTGGACCTGTTCGTGGTCGCCGGTGGCGAGGTGATGGTCACCGCCCTGTGGGGCAAGGTCACCACCTCGATCACTGTGGCTAACTCGTACAAGCTGATCGCGACCCCCACCACGGGTGCGTCGCAGGACTTGTGCGCGGCCACCGACATCGGCACCACCGACACCACGGCCGGCACCCTGCTGACGTTCGGGTTGGACACCACCACCGCACCGCGCAAGCTGATGTCAATCGGCTACGGGGTTGCGTTGGGGCCGTGCCCAATCTCCATCGGCAAGATCCAGTCGGTGTCGGCTGGTACCGACGGGGTGATCACCTGGTATGTGTGCTGGGTGCCGTTGACTGACGGTGCGACGTTGGTGGCCGCGTAATGCCACGGACGACGGTAGGTGGTGGCCCGTCCAACGGGTTGCCGCAGCCGAAACCGCAGCCGGTGGTGGTGGAGTCGGGGGAAACCCCGGCCGATCCGCCGGCGGATGACAAACCAGCCCGCACCTACCGGGTGCGGCGCAAAACCGAGTCGGCTGGGGAGTAACGGATGGCAGGGCAGGTTGGTGGCTACAGCGTGGCACAGCCTGCCCTGCCGCAGGTAATGCCCGGCTTGGAGGGGCGCACATGGCCTGGGAATCTCTCATCGCCGTCTACCGGCAGGCAGCCGAAGACCGCCGACAGCTCGACCAGCAACCGCCGCTCGCGTGCCCGAACGACGGGGAACCGCTCCAACCCGGGCCGCAAGGGCAGCTCCACTGCCCGGCCGGGGACTACGAATATCCACGAGATCGCCGAGCCTACGGCTGATCATCAATGACTTGGCAGGAGGGAATCATGAATCAGCGCTCACCGCATGTCATCTGGGCGTCGGCGGTAATCGTCCTAGCGCTGATCGCCGGTGTGACCGCACTCGGTCTGGCCGGATCCGACAACACCACCATCGTTTCGCTGATCACCATTGTTGCTGTGCCGGTGCTCGGGGCGATGCTCTGGGGCAAGGTCGACGCCGTTCGGGAAAACACCAACGGCAACACGTCGCGCCTTCTCGACATGAACGAACGTTTGATGATGATGGTGGCCGTGTCACCGGCGGTGCACCCGCAGGTTGCCACGTTTACCCCACCGGAGCGGTCAGCCGGTGGCACAGAGCCGTTTCCCGCCTAGGGCGATATACCAACTGCCCGCGTTAG